GGCCTTCCCATTCGGTTATCCACGCTACAGGCTCCTGCTCTGGCTGTGCTAAGGCTTCTTTGATGGCGGTGATGGCTTCAGTTAAATTGTGATCCAAAGTCCCTGTCCACGGAACTTCACACATCTCCAACGCCTCTAGCGCCAGCTTCAATGCTTCGTCTTTGGTCATGCTTGTCCCCTTGCTCTGATGTCGAAAGCAACAGATGCCAAGCACCCACGCGCTTCCATGTTGACAGTTTGTGAGATGTATCTATAAACCATGTCAGCACACGCCTCACGCTCGGCAGAAAGAATTCGGCCAAGATCATCGGTGTTTACAATGAACACCCCATCAGTATCTGTTTCTGGAAGTCCTTGCTCCCGTGCCATGCGAATAATGTCTTTTCTGTTCATGGTTTCTCCTTCTTCGTCATCTCATGCAACGCTTCCTCGATGTGACCCATGTGATTGCCAGACCACATGTCCCATGTAGCTGTGCGCTTTTGGTTGATGGTCAGATCAGCGTTTGGGCTGTGCCGTAGCAACTCACCCATGTCTTTACAACTTGCTGTGAAGTTCTTCGGCGCTTCTTGGTCGGGGCAGATTGTGTACGTGTATGGTAGTTTTGCCATTGCTTCTCCTTTAGTTAAAGTGTTCTTTTGGTGGTGCGTCTAACAGGTTTAGAAAGCCGAAAAAATCGTTTGCCGCCAACATGAGTTGCGACGCCTCCATCTCGTTACAGTTTAGGGTAACGACTCCTGCGACTCGCTCTTCAGCGCGGCCAATGATGACCACGCCTTGTGCTTTGCCTTCTCCGTAGCACATCACCAGCTTGTGGATCAGTAGCTTGAAGTGGGCTTGCTCTTCGTCTGACATGGCTTCCACACGCTTGTGCAGTTCTCTGTCAGTCATTGAGCTTTCAAAATCCTCGTAGCTCATTTTGTTTCTCCGTCAGTAGTAGCTTCAAGTCCTCAAGGTTGTGCTCACGGGCAATGAATACAGTCCCGCCAGCGTTGAGGATGGCGTTGAGTTCTCTGTCTTGGAGCGCTGTGGTTGTGCCCTTGCCGGCCTTGCACTCGATGGCGATGAAGTGTCCGTCCATGCAGCCAACGATGTCAGGTATACCCGCTCGGCCAAAACCATTAGCGGGGGGCATGAAGTGATAGATGTTGAGTGTGTCAAGTAGTTTCCTTACGCTTGCTTTAACTTTTGATTCAGGTGTCGAAGCCATGGCGGTCTCCATTTGGTTCGACATACCTTGTGAGGTTGACTTCAGGGTTGGCAAATGTTTTGCCGTCATTGGCAAGCTCTTTGTTGAGCAAGCCAAACGCAAGCAACACAGTCCTGTACCCGTAGTGGTCTATGATTTTTGCCACATCAGGCAATACAGCCGCGCTTGGGTCAGACGCCAGTATGAGGTACAGCAACCGCAAGGTCATCCAGTCTTGTCGTTTAATGGTTTTCATTGGTCACCTCAATCAGTTTGTCTAAGTAGTGCCGCGCCTTCTTCAGGTCATCGATACCGCCCTTGTCTTTCCAACGGGACACATACTTTACGATGTTTCCTTCAAGGTAGCCAAGGTTATTTGCAACGATGTAGTCCCATGGCTGTATGGCTTTGCTCTTGTAGTGAGTGCCCGCTACTTGCACATCGTTGGCAGACAGCTCTTTGAGCTTGTCGAGTTGCTCTTGCACATGCCTGCGTGAGTCCTCATGAAATAGATCAAGCTGGTCGCTTGTCGGTATGGGTGGCTTAGTCATTCTCTTCTCTCCTTCTGTTTAAAAAAGCGGCATCGGCTGGGTTGCGTATCCGTTCACGCGATCTCCTGCCCGTGTGTTCTGGTTTTGGGCAGTTCTCAGGTACATCAACGACAGCCCATACAGCCGCTAAAGTATTGCGGTAGGTTGATTTCTCCCACCGATCGACATACACACCGAAGACACTCTCCAATGATTTGTTGACAGAGCGATTGTCTATGCCAGTAAACTTAGCTATGTCGCTTGACTTCAAACCATCAGGGTGTCTTTTGAGCAGTTCACGAATGATGTTGTGATTACTCTTCACGTTTTCATGCTCCTTACATAGATTGCGAAGCTGGCGCTCGTGTCGCCAAAGGGCATCTTATCGAACTCACGCGCTACTTCTTCAAGAGTTTTGTTACGAATGTCGCGTTCGTAGTTGTGTTCTTTGTTCATAGCGGTCTGCCTTGAACTGACATAGTCTTGTGTGTCATCGTCATCCATTATTCCCCCCTCGCTTTCAGCATTGCGTCTGCCGTTGAGTAACTGCACTTGGCTAAGCGTTCTATTCCCGCTTCAGTCCAACCTGTGCAAGCCGCAAGCATCCCTTGCATCGCCTTAGCCGCAAAGTAATCGCGCAGGCTCATGCCCATGTTTATCATCATGCCCGACTCGTCTTCGGCAACGAACGGGAACGCAGGTGTATTTTTGTCTTTCATCTTAACCTCCGAACATTTGTTTCAAGTGCACATACAACTCATGCGCTTGGTACACACTCATGTCTTTGAGAATGTCATGCGGTGTCTTCGTACGCACAAGGGACACGAACGCTTTACGCTGTGCAGGTTGTTGCCCACCCATCGCATAAGCTGCAGCATCCATCGCGTCTTGGCTAGGCATAGGGGTGTTCTCTAGCTTGGCTTTCAGGAGCGCACCGAGACCTGTCGTAGCTTTCTTTACGGGCTTGGGCTTGGCTTTGCTCTTGTAGTTGGCGTTCTTGATCGGTTGGTATTCTTTCACATCCGCGTACCACAGCCCGTTGGTGTCGTGAATCATTTTGCTTCTGCGCATCTGTGCCAGTAGAGAAGAGACCGAACCCTTCCCAAAGCCTTGATGCCCAAGCTCCTTGATGATCTCCATGCGTGTCGAGCCGGGGTTGTCCCTGACATAGTTGAAGGTGACACGCGAGACATTGTTGGTGATTTTGTGTAGGTTGAGCATGGTGTGGTCTTTGGTCATGGGAATTCCCTGAATGTTTTGAGAAGGTGCGGATAAAGAGGTTGACACTGGTTGAACAGAGGGTGGGGGAGGGGCTTCCTCCCCATCGTCGTCCCATGTCTGTAGGGTTTTACTAAGCGCAGAGCGCAGGGCAGTTTGAATGTCAGGCATTTGAGGTTCCTCCAGTAAGTAGCATGACGATGGTGATAACGATGAGAGCTACAAGCGCACCAAGGGCGGTGGTTGTTTCTTCTGACAGACCCTGCCTGTCCCCAAGCAGGATGCCTTGCACCCAAGTTTCCTCGGGCGTAGGTATGGGGGGAGGGGGTGTATAGAGCAAGCCAATCTTTACCTTGCCCGTGTCGTAAGGTGTATGTTTCATTATTTTCTCCTTGAGTTGATATTATTTGTCTAGGGTTGGACAGAAGTCAATAGGGTCTCCAATAAAAAAGATCGGTAAACAATACTAGTACTGCAACTAAAAGTATTACTCTTTCAAACTTTTCCCATCCGGTCATCATTCTTCATCTCCTTCTGTTGATACGGGCGTGATGCCCATCCTGTCCATCACATCCAGTAGCAGGCAGTGGATGTCCTCAAAGTACTCGCTTGTAAAGTCTGATGGATCCATTAGGTATCTGCGCAGGTCATCCTCAATACACTGCAGGTGTAGCGCGATGCTTCCTTTGTATTTCATTCTTCATCTCCTTCGTCTTCGGTTTCTTCTAGCTCGGCTTGCTCCTCCTCGTACGCTTGCCGATCAAGCTTGGCTTGGTGCTGGGCTAACAGCCCGTTGTAGTAGGCGTCTAGTCCGTTCATACATACTCCCATTCTGTTTCAGTTACACAATCAATACCCCAGTCACCCCCACCATTGGGCTCGAAGTGACTGCCGTCCATAGCTTGCGCTATGTCCCTTGCTTCCTCCTCGTTGTTAGCTTCTACGATGGCGTCACACCACACGACATAGCTTGCTTGTACATAGTAGCGTTTCATTTACTCTCTCCTTTGGTTGGTTATGCTTCACCGACAAGGCGGGCAACCTCCATGTCGACAATCGTGGTACTGGTGCGCGTACTCTGTTCATTGCCCATGTGGATACTGTGCATCGTGTCACAGGTGTCAACAAGATCAAGAAGA